CGTTAAATGACCAAATGGTCGGCCAGGAAAAAGTTCCATTTGAAGGGCACAGTCGACGTTTCCATCGACCATGACATTCTCATCACATATAATCTTGACAAGCCAATCCCGCCTTCGCAAGAAAGGATTAGCTTGGGCATAAGTAATCGCAGTGATGTGGCTCTGATGTGCAGTATTCGAAGTACTAATCATGAGGGGAGACACGTTGATATCTCCTTTCTGACCAGTCATAGGATCACTCAGAGAGGCCTGTGGCAGATAACACAATCCTCTATTTTTCATTCTCAAAACGAGTTTGAAAAATAAAGAGCCTTCAAGTAAGGCATCTGGATCATCAAATAACCATGCTGGTTGCCCAACATAGCCAGAGCAAAACTCCTCAGTTGTGGGAGCGTTGTAGACAGTATTATCACCAACGTGACAACTGAGAATATTATCTCGTACCAGTGAATCTACGAAAGTTTTCACCATCGTAGTTTTCCCAATTCCGGGAACACCATAGAGCGCGAGATAAAATGGGGGGTGCTCTGAGATATATTTGATACGAACAGACAAAGTGCTAACAATAGTGTTCAATGTGGACACATATTGACTGTCAGAGGCAGTTTTTCCTGACGTAAAGGTTGCAAACTCAGTAAGGAGTGCTTGTGCTTCGGCTAAATAGCCAGCTGCACGAACTCCGTACACGAGTGATAATTTCCTCGTATTGTATTGGAGAATAATTGCTTGCGCCCTCACTCTCCATTTAATAAGGGAATCTTCACTCACAATAAAATAATGAACCCATTGCTGAAACGCCTCTGGAAAAATTCCCAGACACGCAACAGCTCCTTGTCGCAATTTGGAAGCAGCTCCAAGGCCAGACGAGATCTTGGTGGCTGCTGTAACCATAGAGACAGACGAAATGTTTTTATTCATTCCGTATGCTACCGCCTGTCCCAACAAAATGAGTCCTCCAAGGAATCCGACATCCCGGAGTGTATCATTTTGTTCAGTATAAGCCTCTTTGTAAGTTAAAACACCTACCCCTAATGTCAGAGCTATTATTACATAAGCAATTTCTTGCTTACCGTAATAATAAAAAGCTACAAAGGCAGCTAAACCTCCAACCAAGGTAAGAACCCACTTCTTCAATTGAGCGAAGTAGGTGTTCCAAATAAAATTACCAGTAAGACGTGCAATTTGTTCAGTAACTTTGTCTTTAATATACGAAAAGAAAGTCACCGCATACTCACTGATCATTGAGAAGAACTGTGAGCCTAAATCGCACACACATGATAAACTGTTTTTGAGGATAGAAATCCCCTCATTCACCAGGTGCTGAAGCCATGATTTCTCATGGCACTCAACTTCTGGTTCAGAGGGAGAAGAAATATTCTTCAACTCATAAACATGGCCTAAACATGCGTCATATAATTTAAAATTTTGTAAAGTTTCAGTATGATCAATAATAATAGGCATAAGCATATCAATATCACTAGAATTGAAAAACTCATCCATCAATTCAGACATCTGGGTCTCCTCCAATCTTTCAATCAAGGGAGAGCTCAGTTTTTCATAGAGTGGTACGTCTCTAAGCATTAAATTACGAAATGCGAGGCGGACCACAGCAGTACTGTCACGTTGTCTCTGGAGTGGAGCTCCAGGATTTACTCGGTTAAGAGTAGGATGAACACGACGTACGTTTGTCCGAACTATTTTCTGAGTGTCATGATTCATAGTGCGTTTCTTGGTAATAAAACGATCTAACGCACCAGTTCGCTCTTTCAACTGTCGAGTCAAGAAAGCTGCTGGCGTCTCACCATACATCTGTTTGGGACCTTGATAAGTTTTCTCAAACTCTTCAAGTTCACCCGGTTCCAGATTTGATGAGAGATCAGGAATGTCAGAAACTGCTTGAGCAAAACTCACGTTAGTTGCATTAACATTCCCGATGTATGTCGTTCCCCCACTTGGATTTACCGCAAAGGGGAGTGACAATGGTGCATCAGATTCAAAAGGCAATAAAACATTCTGTTTAACCTCAAACACAGGAGTGAGGTTTTGTAATTCAGGCGATTCCTGTGGGGTCACACCTGAATTATCAACAGAGGACACTGAGAGCGGGTCATCAGTGGGGACTTGTTTTAAGTCCACTTGAATAATGGACGGGGTTGTTACCCCATCCTCTCCAGATTTTTCTTCTAGAGGTGTTTCAATAATAGAAACTGGCTGTTTTGTAGAAGTGTCAGCCTCACTAACCTTTTGCACGGTTGGTCGTCCGCCTTGACTTTGGAAAGCATTCTTTCCATCAAGTGATGATACTTTTCCAGTGCCCAAAGGAGGAAAATCAGCCCAAGTCAAATTTGGTGGATTTGAGAAAGGCTCCTCAATTTGTATCTGTTCTTTAACAGCTTTATCAATCCGTTTCTTCTCCGCACGTGTCATTTTACGAGATTTGCCAGATTGCTCTACATAATCTTGTAAATATTCAAAGAGCTTAACAGCTCTCTTGGGTGAAGGACAGGTCGAATAAATTGTCGAAATACCGGGACAAAGTTTAGGAAATTCATCCTCCCACGTATGCCAGGGTGCAAAACCCAATTCGAGATACGAGGGGAAACTTTGGGGACTGTAAGTCTCCATATCATCAACGAAACATAAGTCTCCTTGATTATATGGAGCATAATCACCAGGATTAACGCGATGTTGTCCTGCGTGCCTACCATATTTACGTCGATGTTCTCTCTGTAAATATGCGTAGGAACTCGGGTTACATCCAATTTCATACCAGAACCGGTTTCTCACTGGTTGTGGTATGCTACCATTCAAAAACCAATTTTCCATCACAGTGAAACTGGGGTTCCACTGTAGAGGAAAACCTGTTCGGTTTATCCAAAATGATGGAAAAATGACCTTGGTATCGAGTACGCGAGTCTGCGAGAAGAAGTCCCGAGCAGGGACGAAAAATATCGCTTCATAGCGTAAATCAATACAGATAGGGCACAGACATTCTCTGTGGGGAGCTTCATTTTCATGAACTCCACCATAGAGCATATCTGCACTCAAACGATCCAAAATGCCAGATAATCGCATAATTCGAGTAATGTGCTCATTACTC